ATTTGGGATAAAGATGCACCAGGAACTGTAAGTGCTAAACAATTTTATGCTGATGGTTCAGATGATGATAAAATTGTAATGGATGCTGATACTAAAGGTCGTTTTGTTGGTGGCAAAATTAACTGTGTAGGTATTGCTACTGGTGGACAAGGAAGTGCTACTGCTGTATGGCATGTAGACGGAATAGTTTATGGTGATGGTTCATTAGCAACACCATTTGCTTAATATTAATATAATATAGAAAGGATATATTATGTGGAAATCACCTAATATAAAAGAAATATCTGTTGGATTAGAAATTAACTGCTACGTTTGTGCAGAAATCTAATACATGGAAATTTGGGATGAAATTATCCAAGTTTATAATGAGGAGAAACAAAGGCTAAGAGAAGAACTAGGTTCAGGTTTAGCTGAGGATTATCCTCATTATAGACAAGTCGTTGGATCTATTCATGGCATAGAATGGTCACAACAACGCTTAAAGGATATAATTAAAAAACGAACTTATGCTGAAGAGGATGATGACTAATGCAACAAGTAGCTTTAGAAAAAGGTATAAAGAATGATCTGTGGATTACAGATGATGATCAGAAAGATCCAGAAGTTTTACCAGAACTTCCTGGTTATCATATTCTTGTAAGACCTATTAGTATAAAAGAAACAACAAAAGGTGGTATTCTCTTACCTGATTCAACAAGAGAAGATATATCATATTTAACAACAGTTGGAAGAGTATTAAAACTTGGAGAGTTAGCTTACCAAGATTTAGATAAATTTCCAAATGGTGCATGGTGTAAAAAAGATGATTATATTGCCTATGGTAAACATGTAGGACAAAAGTTATTTTATAAAGGAGTACGACTATTATTATTATTTGATGATCAAGTTATTATGAAAGTCGGAGATCCTACAGATTTAGATCCTACATTTAATTTAACAAAAGGTTCATTTTAAACTTGCATTATAGGAAAAAATATGTTATAATATAAGTAATAACAATAATACGTAATGCGTTTGTGTCGTATACAACGGAGGTAAACATGACAGACAAAGAAGAATGGAATGAAGTAGAAGTTCCAGAAACTGAAAGTAAAGAAGAAAATAAAGTTCAATATGAGGTAGAAGGGGAAGAAAAAGAAATAGCTCAAGCTACACAAGAAGAACCAAAACAAGAAGAAAAACAATTAAAATCAGAAGTAGAAACAAAAGAAGATACTCCTGAAGAATTAGATGGAATAGAAACTAAAGGTGCTCAGAAAAGAATAAGACAACTTATTCGTCAAAGAAAAGAACGAGATGAGCAGATTCAACAACTAATTCAACAGAACGAAAATTTAAAACAGTCAACTACAAAACAACAACAAGAATTTAATAAAGTTAATAAGTTAAATTTAGAAGCAACTGAAAAACAATTAAATGATAAAGTTGATTTAGCAAGAAATTCTTATTTAGAAGCATTTGAAAGTCAAGATAAAGAAAAACTTTTAAAGGCTCAAGAAGCTTTAAATGAAGCTCAAGTAGATTTAAAAAATTTACATATAACAAAAGGACAATTTCCAGAACAATCTGAACAACCAAAAGCTCCTCAAGTTGCACCACAACAACCAATGCAACCTGCTCCAGATCCAAGAGCACAAGATTGGGCAGCAAATAATGAATGGTTTGGTCAAGATAATATTATGACAGCATCTGCATTAGCTATTGATGCTGAATTAAAAAATGAAGGATATACACCAGAAGATCCAGATTTTTATACGGAAGTTGATAAAAGAATTAAAGCAGCATTTCCTCATAAATTTCAAGTAGAAGAGGAACCTGCTGTTGAAAAAGAAATTCGTAAAGATGGTCCGTCAACACCATCTCAAGTAGTAGCAGGGAGTTCACGTTCCTCTCCTAATTCTAAAAAAGTTAAACTATCTCAAGGAGATATTAGATTAGCTAATAAATGGAATATACCACTTGAAAAGTATGCTGCTGAAAAGCTTAAAACAGAAAAAGCCGAAGGCGAGTATACAACTGTTAATATGAAACGTGGAGGATAAAATGACACGATTAAATACACGTAGTACTCAAACTAGAGAAACTGAAACTAGAGAAGAAACAGATTATACATTTGAAGAACCAAATGCAACTTCAATTCCTGAAAATATAAAACAGAGATTTGAAAATGATGGTTTAACACTTGGTTGGTTACGTATCGACACAAAAGGTCAAGATGATTATATGAATGTTGGTAAGAAATTAAATCAAGGTTGGGAATTTGTTACTCCTGAAGAAGTACCTGAAATGAGTGCAACTTCTTTCGTGAAGAAGGATGGTCGCTATGCTGGAGTCATCAGTCGTGGAGATGTAGCGTTGGGTAAAATACCTACAAAAAAGCTAGAGGCTAAAAAAGAGTTTTACAGAAAGAAGTCAGCAGAACAAATGGAGGCAGTCAATTTACAATTAATGAAAGCTTCAAATTCTAGTATGCCAATTAGTAATAACTCTAAATCTTCGGTTGTAAAAGGAAGAACTCCTAAATTTCAGGGATAAGCCTTTTACATTTTTTTAATCTTTAAGCTAGGAGAAAGCTAAAATGGCTACAAGCTATAATCCGTTTGGTTTCCTTCCAGTTCGTAAAAGAGATGGTCAGGCTAATACAGAAGCATTTGGACAGATTGTTCAACCTGTTTCCAATTCTGCAATAGGTATAGTTTCATTACTTCCTGAAAACATTTATACAGGTGATATGATTGTTATTAAAACAGCAGGCACAATAAAAGCCTCTGCTGGAACATCATTAAAACCTTCAGGTGTTTTCCAAGGATGTACTTATGTAGAAGATGGAGAACCAAAATTCTCTCGTCATTGGACAGGTGCAACATCTGCGTCTGATGTAAAATTACATGTCATTACTGATCCTGCACAAACATATTACATTCAAGCGAATGCAACATTATCTGATGGAGAAATAGGAATAGTCAAGAATTATACTTGTTCTGTTACTAATACTTCAGTTGGATCAACTACTACTGGACAATCTAGGTATCACTTAGAAGCAGCAGCAGTTGGACAAGGTGTTGAAATAGGTGCTCATGCACGTATTGTTGGACGTAAAATGATTGACGGAGCCTCAGTTGGTGGTAATGTAACCGATACTGACCAATATCCTATTGTTGAAGTTTGGCTTAGTGGACACAGAAGTAATTTTGTTAAAGCTCAAGTTTCAACATCTGTATAAGTTAGAGGAGAATAACATATGGCTATAAATAGAGCTAGTATTAGTAAAGAACTCCTTCCTGGACTTAATGCAGTTTTCGGATTGGAGTATGGAGACGTAAACAATGAACATGAGCCTCTATATGATATAGAGAACTCAGATCGTGCCTTTGAAGAAGAAGTACTCTTCACAGGTTTTGGAACTGCACCTACTAAAAATGAAGGTGCTGCTGTTAGTTATGATGATGCAACAGAATCTTATACTGCTCGTTATACTAACGAAACAATCGCATTAGCTTTTGCAATAACTGAGGAAGCTATGGAGGATAACCTCTATGATACTTTCGCTAAGTTACGTGCAAAAGGACTAGCAAGAGCAATGGCAAATACAAAGCAAGTTAAAGCTGCTGATTTGTATAACAATGCTTTTACTGCTGGTAATAGTGCAATAGGTGATGGTGTTGCATTTATTTCAACAGCTCACCCAACAGTTCTTAATGGTACACAAAGTAATTATGCAAATAATGGTACAGCAGCCGATTTATCACAAAGTACTCTTGAAACAACTTTAACTCAAATTCAAAAGACTAAAGATGATCGAGGTATTTTAATCGGAGCAAGTGCTATGTCATTGCATATTCCTGTTGATTCTTGGAATATTGCTGATGTTATCTTAAACACACCAGGGAAACCTAGTAGTTCAGATAATGACATCAATCCAACAAGACACATGGGAATGGTTCCTCAAGGCTTCTATGTAAATAGAAGATTTAATGATGGGGATGCTTGGTGGGTTAAAACTGATGTTCCAAATAGTACTAAAATGTTCATTAGAACACCTTTACAAACTAAAATGGAACCAGATTTTGATACTGGTAATCTTCGATTTAAAGCACGTGAAAGATATTCTTTCGGTGTTTCAGATTGGAGAGGCTGGTATGGAAACGCTGGTACTTAATACTAATAATTCTGGAGAGGTGCGAGTGATTCCACCTCTTCAGTTTTTACTAAGAGAGAAAAAAACATGGCAAGTAAATCAAAATTTTTACAAGGAACAGGGGTTATCGTAACTACAGAAGGTGATTCACGTATTCTTGCTGTACATGCATATTCTACTGTAAATGGTACATTTGATATAGAAGATACCAATGGAAGTAAAATAAAATTTCAAGTTCCTGCAAGCGGACAGGCAGATATTTTTATAGGGGAATTAGGAATTAAATGTAATGCTACAGTATGTGTTTCAACTCCTGGAGCAAATGGTGGTGTAACTTTAATATTAGGATAATTCTATGCCCACTTATTCATATTTAAAAACAGATATTATAAATACAGCAGAAAACGATTCAACAGAATTTTCAGATCAAATTTCTTATTTTGTTGAAAGAGCTGAAGAACGTCTTATGAAAGAATTAGATGATTCAGGATTAGATTATTATACATCCGTAACACTTTCTGTTGGTAATCCAGTTGTAAGTTTACCTGATGGAGCTTTAATAGTTCGTAATGTAAATTATAAAACAAGTGCATCTTCAAATATTAAAACACTTTTACAACGACCTTATGAATATGCAATAGATTATTGGGGATATGCTAGTGCATCTACAGGTACTCCACGATACTATGCAAGAAAAAATAATACATCAATTTACATTGTACCTACACCTGCATCAACAGTAACAGGTGAAATACAATATACAAAAAGACCACTAGCCTTATCAAGTGCTACAGGAACAAGTGCAACAACTTCAAATTATTTTAGTGAATTTTGTTATAATGCTTTATTTAATGCATGTATGATTGAATCATATATATTTATGAAAAGTTGGAATACAGTTCCTATATGGGAAGCACAATATAAAAATTCAATAGATGCATTAAGAAATCAGGCAAGAAGAACAAGACAGGATGATATGGAATCAGCTACAAGTCCTATAGGAGGTCCTGATACAATTATACAGGGAGCTAACTAATGCCTAAACAATCAGCAAGACAATACTATGATGAATTATCTGATTTAGTATTTGGAGAAGAAGGAAATTCAAAAAGAGCAAATAAAATATATGATATTTTAGAAAAAAGAGGATATGAATCATGGCAGATTGATCAAAATATTGCTGCTGGTCTTGGTCTTCCTGATAAAGAAGAATTTAAAAAAGGTGGTTACATTAAACGTCAATCAGGTGGACAAATAGGTAAACCTAGAGGATGGGGAGCTGCTAGATATGGCAATAACTAGAACTAATATTAAACAACAATTAAAAAATAAAAAGGGAAAGAAAAATGGCAAAAGAAAATAATAGTCCAGGACCATATACCTTATTAAGATACCCTGCTAATTTAGAAGAAGTTACAGGTAAACCAACAGGTCAAGGTTTTGGAGCTGCTCGTAAGGGTCCTCAAGTACATGGAACTATAGAATCTGTGGTAGATGAAGATTATCCTAAAGGAACTACATTTGCTACAAATACTAAAGATGTTAAAAACATTGGAGTAAAATAATGAGAAAATATTTAGGTACAGGATCAACTAATAAAAAGAAACAATCTCCAAAAGATAAACAACGAAAGCCTTCACCTGACTTACTAAAAAGAGAGTTGCGAAGACCTGGTGATATGAAAAAAACACCTAGAGCTACACGTACACCTGGAAAACTTAAAGGTAGTAAAGTAATGTATGGGTATAAAAAAGGTGGTCAAGTTTAGTAATGCCTTTCGCATCAGAGAAACAAAGAATTTATTTAAAACTTAATAAACCAAAAGTTTATAAACAATTTAAAAAAGATATGAAATCAGGTGGTAAACTGATTGACAATTCTGGACAGAAGTTTGTTCAGAAACTTTATAAAGGAGGAAGAATAACATGAGAAAAGAAAGTATAATGAATAGATTTTACGAACCTTCATCTTACTCTGCTATTGCAGCAGTACTAGCAATGGGTGGTATAGTTATACAACATCCTACATGGCAAATGGTATGTCTAATTGCATGTGCTGTTTCAGGTGTTGCAGGATTTTGGATGAGTGAAAGTAAAAAATAGGAGTTAAGTTATGCTTGCTGGTTTACCTGTAGAAATGCTTACAATGTTAGGATCTAGTTTACTAGGTGGTATGATGACCATCTGGGGTCAAAAAGCAAAAGAAAGAGCTAATCAACAGAAAATGCTTCTTGCTAGAGGTAAGTTTCAAATGGATGAAATTAACAAAGCAAGAGAATTTGACAATAAAG